CAGGCTGCCGGAGCCTCCACCAACGCTCCCTCGGGAACGACCGCCGACAATACATGGTGGGGCTATGTCAGTGCCGGTGGAACCTTTAGCGGCATTGTCGCGTGGGTCAGCGGAACGACCTTCCAGGAGGGCGGCTCCTACTCGACCGACGACGCCAACGCATCATCCGTTTTCAGCGCCTGCTATGCGGAGAGTGACCAGAACCCAGCGCAGATCATTCCTCCGTCGCTCATCATAGGCGGGCAGCTATCAATCAGCACTGCGGGTACTCTTGCCTGTTCCATCCGAACCGATACGAGCGGCTCTCCGATATTGGGATACAAGCACGGCTCGGCGGATTCCACCATCGAGCTTGCCAACAGCAACGTATCCTCGATCATCCGGTTCGCGCGCTATACCAACGGCGGCGCAACGCAGAATATCGACGCCAAAATCTGGACCGCAACCGGCCAGCTCATCCTCGACCATGTTGGCGGATCGAAGATCGCCTTCCGTCTCGCGCAGGCCGAGAAAATGTCCCTCACGACATCGGGGCTGCTCATCAGCGCGCTGGGCTACGGATTGGGGTTCTCCACCGGGGCTGGTACCGCCGTCACTCAGGCGACCAGCAGGACGACCGGCGTCATCGCAAACGCATCTTGCGGCGCGATCACGCTGGTTTCATCGGCAGGTTCAACCTCGTGGCAATCGTTCACCGTCACGAACAGCGCCGTTGCCGCAACCGATACGGTGCGAGTGTGCCAGAAGTCGGGGACGGACAAATATATGATCCACGTCACCAAGGTTGCGGCGGGTTCGTTCGAGATCACTTTCGCCACGACTGGCGGAACCACGATCGAACAGCCGGTGTTCAATTTCTCAGTGATTAAGGCTGTGGCCGCCTAGCTGTTCTGGACCGCCCTCGCCGCAACGATCATAAACAGGGCAATTCCCAATAGCACCACGACCGGCCAACCCAGCGCTACCTTGAACCTGTGCCGCCGATTGGTGAGCGCAAACAGGATCACTCCGAGGACGTAAACCGAGGCGAGCCAGATCATAGGCTCCTCCGATAAACGTCCGCCGCGCTTGGCCCCTTCCCGTCAGAAGGCGAGGGTTGCTCGGCAAGTTCTGTCCAGTGCGTGGCATCGCCTAGCAGCGTGTCATCATCGCCCGACCACGTAAGATGCCCCAAGCCGTTGAGATAGGCGGGCATCACATATTTGCCGTTGCTGACCCACACCTCGCGATCCGGAGGAAGGGTCTCGATAGACTGCCACATACGCGCCCCTTTTGGTTTCCGAGCAGAGGCAGGCCCTCCTTAGCGAAAGTTAGTGCGATGAGTAAAGCGCAATGAATAGCCATCACGCCGCATTAGACACAGCGACGGGGCTGTTTGCCGCCGTTGCCGTATTCAGCTTCTGGCAGGGCATTGCGTTGGCCGTGACCATTATTGCCGCGCTGGTGTCCATCGCCTGCGGGCTCATCAGGTTGCATGACCGCCTCAGATATGGACCATCCAAATGAAGCGCAAAACCTACCGAGAGCACCTTGAGGATACGGTGAAAGAACCGATCCCCGAGGACATGAAGAAACTGCTGGAAAAGCTGGAATGGCCCCGCTGACCGCACGAGTGACAGCGACGGGAGCGTTCGCCCTCGCGCTGGTCAATCTCCTCTCGGCATGGGGTGTGCTTATCCCGGTGTACCTCAGTGCAACAGCGGTAACGCTGGTGAACGCGGCGGCACTAGCGGTTGCGGGGGCGTTCGTCGGAATCAAGCATCTGGTGGAGGGCAAGAGTGCCAATTCTTGACCGCATAGAAGCCGCTGGCCGCGATGCGTGGCTGCGGTTCGTCAAATGGGTGAACGGGCTGTCCGCGTCGATCTTTGCTGCCGTGGGCGCCGCTTACGAAGCGCGACCCGATGCGGTGAAGGCGCTGCTACAGCAGGTTCCGGTGTGGGCGTATTTCCTCGCTGCGGTGCCGTTCTTTGCGCTGGTTAATCATGCCCTCAAGCGCGCCAAGAACGCCTCCTAAAACACCGGCGCTGATTGCCGCCGCAGTCCTGCTGGCAACACCGCTGACAACCGCGTTCGAGGGGCTAAGGCTGAAGCCGTACAAAGACCCCGGCGATGGTCGCCCGACTGTCTGTTATGGTGAAACCGAGCGCCCGATGCGGACCTATACCGCAGACGAGTGCAAGATACTTCTCGGGGCAAGACAGGCGAGTGACTACGCTCCCGCTGTATTGAAGTGTGTTCCCGAGATCGGAACGAAGTCCAACGCTTTCGCTGCATCAATCGACTTCGCTTACAATGCGGGGACTAAGGCGTTCTGCGCTTCACCGATGGCAAGGCGGTTCAACGCTGGCGATTGGGCTGGCGGCTGCAATGCCTTCAGGGGCTACTTCATTACGGCCAAAGGCAAAACCCTAAAGGGTCTAGTACGGAGGCGAGAGGCCGAGGCGGCTCTATGCCTGCGCGTAGCAACTCAAACTGCCGCCGCGTAATCTCGGCAATCTGCTCTTCAGACGCTTGCTGCAAGCCGTCGCCAATGTAGGCCAGCAGCTCCTCTTCGGTGCAGTTTCGATACCCGTTCAAGTCGCCATCCGCCATGTGCTCTGACTAGCACAAATCAAGGACATTGCCAATGTTTCTCCGCTCCGCGCTGGTAGCCACGGCCCTTCTTGTGCCTACGCCAATATCCCCAGCGTCAATGACGGGGCTTGTCGTGATCTCCCCAGATGCGATCCCGGAGGTGATCTGTCCGGGCAGCGATTACACGAGCGCGGGGTCTGCCTTTCGCGTCGGCCCTGACGGCCTCCTGCTGAGCGTGAACCACGTAACCTCCGAGCACAACTGCGCCATCGACGGCAAGCCAATCAACATCGCCTACGCATCACCGACAGAGGACTTCTCCGAACTGCTTGGGGACGAGGGGCCGTACCTCCAGATCGACTGCGGCGGGTTCGTAGAAGGACGCAAATACATCGCGTTCGGCCATGCTCGTGGCGAGCCTCAGATTACCACGGTTGAACTCATCGGCACGGGCGCAATCGATGACGGTGAGGCGATCCTTGTCGGCATGATCCCGGTGATTCCTGGGATGTCAGGCGGTCCCATTGTCGATGCGGAAACGGGCCGCGTCGTCGGTACCGTGAACAAGGAAAACTTCGAGGCCGGTCTGAGCTGGTCCGTCCAACTCAAAGACACTCCCATCTGCAAAAAGGGCATCGCATGACAGCGTGGCTACCTTTCATCTTCTACATTTGGTTCGTCGGCGGCCTAATTGTCGTGGCGAACACCTCTGATATCGGCACGGCGCTCGCGTGGCCGCTCATCGTGGCAATCAAAGCGGCCAAGGCAATCCGCAATTCCGTGAGGGCAGCATGATCTTCCTCCGCCTGCTCGGCCCGTTCGGCATTGCCGGGGCCGCGATCTCGCTCATCCTCGGCGTCCTGCTCGGCGTCCAGAAGATGGAAACGCGGCACTGGAAGAAGCAGGCCGACCAGTACGAGGCTCTTTACCACCACGAACACGCGACCGTCCTCGGATTGGTCGAGGCGCAGGAAGAGGCGAAAGCCGACAACCAAGCGCAGGTCAGGAAAATCGAACAGCAATATCAGAGGAATACCGACGATGAACGCCAAGCGTACTTGCGCGATCTTGCTAAGCTGCGCGCTGATCGGATGCGCTCACAGGGAAAAGCCGCTCCAGGTAATCCCAACCCAGCCCCAACACCCGCAACTCCAGCCCCCGCCCCCGGAGCTGATGGAACTCGACTGTGTGTTCCTGCCGAGTCCGCCCTGTGTGAAGCGGGGGCCGAAATCGAACTGAGGCTGATGCATCTCCAGAACCTTCTCGAGAAGCAATTGGCCATCAATCCAAACAATTAAGAACTACGGGAGCGCTCCGAAAAACCGGAGACGCGGGGACAACCATGTGGAACCTCGTATCCTCGTCGTGGACATCGAAACGAAGCTCTTTGAGGGCTATCTGTTCGGCCTCCGCGATCAATATGTCCAGCACACCCAGGTCAAGGACGACTACGGCGGCCGCCTGATTCACATGGTCGGCATGAAGTGGGTCGGACAGCGCAAGACCACCGTGCTTACCGAGTGGGAGCATGGCTATCAGGGAATGCTTGGCGGCATCCACGAAGCCATGTGCGCCGCCGATGCGCTGGTCGGCTATAACAACGTCATCTTCGATACGCCGAAGATCGAGGGCCAGTTCGCGCTTTCAGGCATGGAATTGCCGCCCAAGCCGACGCAGATCGACCTCTACAAGACCGTCCGCAAGATGGGCTTCATCAGCAGCAAGCTCGATTACGTGGCCCCCCTGTTCGGCCTCGGCTGCAAGGTCAAGCATGACGGCCTTGCGATGTGGAAGGCGGCTGCTGAAGGGTGCCCCAAGGCCCGCGCCCGCATGGCTCGCTATTGCGCCGGGGACGTGAGGCTTACCGAGGAGCTGTATCACAAGCTAAAGCCGTATATCAGAAACTTTCCCCGCCTCCGCAGCGGCGGAACGTGCGGCACCTGCCAATCCGATAACGTCCAGAGGCGCGGATACAACTATAGCCGCCACTTCAAGACCGAGCGCATATTCTGCCTTGATTGCCTATCCTGGACGACCGGCAAGCGAGTGGTCGCGAAATGATCCGTAAAATTATACGCCACTCCGCATATACCGGGGTATACTCATGAAGAAACTGGAGATCACCCGAGGCAAGGTGCGTCTCTATTTCGATCCCGAAACCGCCTTCATCAGAATGGACTCAGGAGGTGGAGGATATTCGATGGAGCTGACCCCGGAAGATATGCTCAAGCTATCGGGATTCATCCTTGGTAGCCTTAAGATGCGTGGTACAAAACCTCGGACATCCGCTAAAGTATCCGAGGTTAACGCGTGTCGGCGCTCAACAGGCTTAAGTCTAAGCGTGTAATTGGCCGCGTTTCGCAGATCGGTTGCGCGCGAACCAAAACATCGTCACTCAGTGTTGCGGCATAACGCGCAGTTTCCTCACTGTCATAGACGCCGGGCAACCAAGTTCCGTTCTCAGAAACGACATAATCACCTGTATGGGTGCAATACGTTCTGACCTCAGACATTTTTAGAGCTCCAAAATCAATCATCAGTGGGTATCTGTTGTTGGGCGAGTGCCCCCAGAGCTGCAATTGCTGCGCGGGCTGCGGTTTCGTAAAGCTCGCGCTCGTCACGGTGCAGCCTGTCCCATTGCACGATAAACGAATTGCCCGGCGTTCACCGCGTCGGCCATTGCTCGCGCCACATGTTCCAGCATCTCCTCACTCGTCATTGGCCTGTCCTTTTTTAAGATGCGGAATGGTTGACACGAAACTGACACGAAAATCGGGTGGAGTTTCGCTTTGCTCCGCGTTTGTTCGTGCCGCGTTCTCTTCGCTGATATAGTCCACAGCGGCCATCTCCTCCCGTTTACACCGAGAGGGTCGGCGGTTCGAGCCCGTCACCGCCCACCATCCCAAAAACCGCAGAAACCCTATACATTTTCGAGCTTCTTTGCAACCGAAATCGGCGTTCCGTAAGATGGCGTGACACGAAAGTGATTCGTGAGCCATTTGTTCGCTTCTGCACAAACCTCGTGCCAAATGGCGCTAAGTGCCTGTTTCACATGCGGAAGTCGCTCCGGATCGTACTTGGCGTAAACCTGGGTGATTCGGCTCTCGCTCGTATGCCCGAGCAGCCCCGCGATGTCCGTTAGTGACACGCCCCGGCGCCGCAGCTCCGTCGCTATCGTGTGGCGGATCGTCTTGGGCACAATCTCTGGCGGCAAATCCAACGCTTCGCGCATTGTGCGCCACCATGTTTTCCGGCTCTTGACTTTGGCGTGAGGGGAGTCTGCCCACGCTTCGAGCCAAGGCCGGAACTCGTCTATTACCGGGACCACCGCGTTCCGCTTCTTTGTGCGTGGCGCCCCCGCAGGGTGCGTGTCAAACACTGCTCCGCGCCCTTTCCACTGCTCCGCGACGTTCCACTTCAGGATCGCGTCCGGGCGGCAAGCGGTGGCAATCATCGCCAGCACCCACCGCAGCGCCTCAATATCGTAGGCCGCGTATCCCACAATCGAGCCAAGCTGCTCGACCGTCAGCCGCACGTCTCTCGGCGGCGATCTGTGCTCAGTGGGCACGGCGGGAACCTTTGGCGCGTAGGGAATGCGCCCCTCCGACACGGCGTGGTTGAACGCCGCTCTCACATCGTCAAAGCTGCGCTGTACCGCCTCTCCGCTGACGCCTTTTGATGTGTGCCGGTAAATCTCCCCTTGCCACTCAATCTCGTAGCTGTGTGGCTGCATCCTCCAGCGCATGAACCTCCGGAACACTTCCGGCTTCATGTCCGCGATGGTCGCCGCAAGCGTCACGGTGTCCCTGTCGAGGAAGGCGAGGAATACCCGCAGCGAATTAGCCGTGGCTGCGGAATTGATCCTGGTTCGCCCGTGCTCGCGCCAGTATTGTACGATGGCGGTAGCCACCAAAGCAGCAGATGGCTCCTGCCGACCGTCTGCCAAGTCGTTTGCATGATGGGCGAGGATGACGGGGATTGCATCGTCTAGCGTCCGGCAACCGCTGCTCTTGCTGCGAGTAACCTTTGCTCGTTCGTCGTACCACCTGATCTGGAGGAATGGCGATTGCTCGCGGGCGGCAAGCCAGAAGCGCCCGACAGTGTAGAGCCGCTTTTCCTGCCTGCCCATTTGACACTAAGCTCCTCGGCTTCCCGCTGTAGAAGAATATCCATTACGCCCCACTCGCCAAGCTGGCGCAGCTCGTCGGCGCTGAAATGCGTTCCGGTGTCGTTGCGGATCGCTCGCCGGAACTTGTTGGCAAGATGCTCGGCGCTCACGCTACGCAGCCCTCCTGATAATCGGCCTCAACTCCATAAACTCTCTGTGACCCGTCTTTTTAGGGGGTATCCAGACCTTGTGGGATATGTGGGTGGAGATGTTTAACCACTGGCGATGACCCTTCATTGGGCGTCTCCCTTCGGGACCGCGTGCTCGCCTTCGGCTGAACCAATCTTCGTTGTTTCAGCGGTTCCCGCTTCGCCCGCTGACGCAGCCAGATCATCGAGCAGGTTGAATATTCGCTCTGCCTCCTCTCGATATTCAAACGACAACTCCACAACATGACGATCGCTTTCGGAATATAGCAGCATCCCCGCTCCGCGCAGATCGTCCCAGTGCTTGTCTGCCATTACGCTGCCTCCTGCGGTACCAGCCGCTTGAACTCTCGTGACAGCGGGCTGTCCATGATGAGTGTTTGCCGCGTGCGGTCATCTTCATTCTCGCCAACGATAACCACGGGATCGAGGATTACGGTGGGGCGGTCGATAAAGCCGACGATGCGCCACAGGCCTCCGCGCTCATCCTGAACCAGCTTGCCCGCTGCCTCATGCCATTCGCTCTCGGGGATATTCACGCTGCTTTCCTTTCATCGGTCCAGCGAACTCCGTGTCTCGCCCCGTATTCGTAGAGAAGTTCGAGCAACCCGCTGAACTGGCCCTTGGTGAGCGTTGAGGATCGCAGCCCGACCGGGAATGCTCCCTCGCCCTCAAGGCACGGCAGGAACCGCATTTCGACGCCCAGCGCGTTCAAGAAGCGCAGTTTAATGTCGTCGGTCGAATAGGTGCTCATCGCGGGAACCTGCTCGCGCAAATCTTCGAGCATTGGCCAGAGCTTGGCGTTCTGCTCCAGGCTCCGCGTCGGTGCGCTGATGGACATAACGTCGCCCTCGCGCGCTTCGTCTATCAGGCGCTTGGCATAGTCGCGCTGGTAGCGTCCGGAGAGATATACGGCGCGTCTCATTGCTCTAGCTTTCGCTCCCACGCCCACCTTCCGGGCCATGCTTTCCAGAAGGCGCTCGCAGCCACGCAAGCGAAGCCGCTGATGCCTAGATACTTTGCCTCGAACGTTCC